CAGGTTTTCGATAAAAATAAGAAACTTAAGGGTGCTAACAAGGCAGTTAAAGAAGAACTTGTTAGTGAAAAAATGGCATCGAAAGACCATGATGGAGATGGTAAGATAGAGTCAGGTAAAGATGAGTACTTTGGATCTAGGGACAAAGCCATCAAGAAAGCTATGGCAAAGAAGAAAGGTTTGAAGAAAGAGCATCATCAAAGGGATATCAATGGTGGTATAGTTGAACATCCTGCTCCAGAAGAAAATGAAGAAGAACTAAAAGATACCACACCATCATCTGTTGAGGAAGGTTCACTCAAGCAAGCACGTAGGAACATTGGTAGAGATCCAGACAAACCTTCTTGTTGGAAAGGATACAAAGCAAAAGGTACTAAGATGAAAGGTGGTAAGTCAGTTCCTAACTGTGTTAAGGAAGATGAGATCATGGAAGAGGAGAAGTGTGATACAGGTAACGTATACCAGAAGAAAAAGAAAGGTGAGAAGACAATGAAGTACGCTGACGGAGTTAACGAGCAACTAAGAGCACACCTAGAAGAACTTAGAGCACGTTACAAAGAGCGAGTGGAAAAGATGTATGAAGGGTACGGTAAGAAAAAGAAGAAAATGGGTTATAAATAAAACTGAATTATATTTTTAATCATGTTATCATTTCTACTACCATTCGCTAAGAAGATTGTTGCAGATGCAGTAAATAAGATTCCAGATGACGGAGAGTTAGGTGAGAAACTCATCGACCTTTGCATCATAGTTCTGGAGAAGGCAGTTAAACTGACCAAAACTACCGCAGATGATAAGCTTCTTGAAACAGTCAAGGGTGCACTAAAAACACGCTAGACACTATCAACAGGAGGGGGAACCCTCCTATTTTTATAAATATACTTAGATTAAAATTATTGTATAATTACGGAGTAAATCAATGCCTCTCTGGGGAAAAACTACATCAGACGAGTCGAAGCCAAAGTATCTCGACAACGTAAATAAGAACGGTCTTGCTGAGGATTGCTTTGCAACTGAGGAAGGATGGGTTCTACGTCACTACAAAGGTAGCGACAAAAACACTGCACGTTACTGGGATGAAGTCCTAGTTTCTATTGGTGGTTTAGCAGGTGCTGCATCAACTACTGAAGGTCTCGGTGCTGCAACTATTACTGGAGTATTCTTCGAGCAAGAATCTCTTGCACAAGGTGCAACTGGTACTGTTGTTGTGGTATTCAACGAACTTGTGACTGTAGCAAACAGTCCTACTATTGTTGTTACAGGTGCTGCTGGATCTAACGCTACTGCAACCTATGCACGTGGTTCAGGTCTAAACCGTTTAGAGTTTGACTTTACTGTGCCATCTGCAACACAGGTAATAAGTATCGGTGCACAGACAATAGGTACAGCAGGTTCTGCTACTATTAAAGATTCTGGACAAACTGTTGACGCTGACCTTACTATCGCTGCTGGTGATGTAAGAGGTGCAGGTGGTTCTGGGTCTGACTTAACCATAAGTGTCGCTTAATAAATGAATTTTGATGAATTGAATGAAGACAATTATCTATTCTTTGCTATAAAACATTACAATAATCCTCAAGCAGTAACAAAAGAGGATTTCTATGATGATCTCAAAAGGTTTAAATATCTCAAGAGATTGCTGAAGACGTATCTAAACAGTGGGGTACTAAAACTCCACTTGATATTGAATCACTTAATCATCATATACAATGTTTTTGGTGAAGCTGCTACACCATTGTTATTCTACAAAATATCTGAGGAGTACTGGTCTATACTAAAGGCATTCATGTTATACATGAGTAGGTACCCAGAGATATATAATGATACCGTCATGGTAGATCAATACTGTTTAACCGAACTGAACAAGTTATGAAGGTTCTCACTCTCAAAAAGAACGGTCACGTTGTGATTGAAGAAGTACCTACTAACAATGCAAGTAACGGTGCAAACGCTGGCTTACCCCCAGATGAACCTCCTGTTCGTAGAAAGAAGAGGAAGAATAAAATGGGTATAGATATATTTCAGAGGATAAGAAACTCTAGAATCAAAGAACAAACTATGGAAAACCAAACTACTATCAAAGAATACTCATCAGAGGAGAAATCTGGTAATAATGAGGTGAGTGCTACTATGCGTTTCATCCAACAGAAACGTAAGATGAACAAGAAGCAAGAGCGTGAGAAGCGTGCTGCTAATCGTAAGCAAGAGATTCAACAGTTATCCAAAGCAAAAGCAAAGGACTACCAGAAGAAAGCAGGTGATCGTCAGAAGAAGATCTCTAAAGATATCAACAAGAGTGACAAGAAAGAAAGTTTTGATTGGCAGTCAACATTTACTGCAGTCAATCACAGATTTGCAGAATTAAGGCAAGAAGAGCAAGAAGATATGCTATGTACATGGTTGCAACTGAGTGAAGATAATCAAAAGCAATTCTTATATGTTCTTATGGAAGACCATGGTGTTGATACATTACAGAAATTTATAAAAAATACGTGAGATGGAACCTGGTGTTAATGCAGCAATAATAGAAAGATTAGAAAAGGTTGTTCAATCATTACAGGAAAACTCTGTAAAGATGGGACAACTTCTTGCTGTGCATAATGAAAAACTGGATAAGCAAGATCAGATTGATGCTGTATTGTTTGAGAAGGTCGATAGTGTACACAGAGAAGTAAACCGTAAAGCAGATGAAATCAAAAAAGGATGTGAAAGAGATATACGTAAGGTTGATGACCGTCTTAGGACGATGGAAAAGAAAATGTGGAGTATCTTTGGTGGTCTTGCTATTATTAGTTTCATGGTTAGTCCAGTCGGACAAAGAATCATCAAACCTGCCTTGACAAATGCAACAGATACTGCTATGATTGTGAGAAGCTTATAACATGTAGTCAGTGATTTATGTTGATACCAAATACATTTCATTAGTATCAGGTAGATTAGAAAAGTTCTCAAAGAAGAACGAAAACTTATTTAACTTCAGATGCCCCTACTGTGGCGATTCTCAGAAGAATCGTAACCGTGCTAGGGGTTATTTTTATCGCCACAAAGGATCATTTATATACAAATGTCACAACTGTGGGGTAGGTAGAACGCTGTCTAATTTTTTGAAGGATCAGGATCCTGACCTCTATGGTGAGTATGTAATGGAAGCTTACAGAGAGGGTAGTACAGGTAAAGGAACTAAGATCCCTTTGCCTGACTTGAAGTTTGAGAAACCGTCTTTTAATAAAGATATATTCTCAAATCTAGAGAAAATATCTGATCTAAATATTACACATCCTGCTCGAAGGATGCTTGCTAATCGCCAATTACCAAGCAACACTTTGAGCGAACTATACTTCTGCCCGAAGTTTAAGCAGTGGACTAATCAGCAAAAGAAAACTTTTACTGACACTAGATACGATGACGCAAGAATTATTATTCCTTTAAAAGATAAAGATGGTGTCTTTGGTTTTCAAGGCAGAGCAATAGAGTCATCAGCATTACGATACATTACCGTGATGTTAGATGAGGACAAACCTAAAATTTATGGATTAGATAAAATTGATGAAACAAAACCAATCTACATCGTGGAGGGACCGTTTGACTCCCTCTTCTTGGATAATTCCGTGGCGATGTGTGGGAGTGACCTTGATCCTCGGACGTTTGGTTGGAGCGATTATATTTGGGTTTATGATAACGAACCTCGTAACAGAGAAATCGTCAACAGAATCAATAAAACCATTAGTCGAGGAGACCAAGTGATTATTTGGCCAAAACATGTTCAGCAAAAGGACATAAATGACATGGTTCTAAGTGGACATAACGTAAAAAATCTGCTAGAATCAAATACCTATCACAAACTAGAAGCAACTCTTAAATTAAAGGACTGGAACAAAGTATGAGAAACGGTACTAAAGTTAATAAAAGAAACGGTTCAATAGAACCACTGAATCTAGAGAAGATTCATAAGATGGTAGAACTAGCATGTGACGGACTTGCTGGTGTATCATCTAGTCAGGTTGAAATCAATAGTGGTCTTCAATTCTATGACGGTATCAGTACCAAAGAAATACAGGAGATACTTATTAGGTCTGCATCAGATCTAATAGATTTAGATGCACCCAACTATCAGTATGTTGCTGCACGTCTACTACTATTTTCATTAAGGAAACAGTTGTATGGTGTCCAGTTTGATCATCCTACCTTGTTTGAACACATTAATAAATGTGTTGAACTAGAAGTATACGATGGGGAGGTACTACATAAGTATACTCAAGAAGAAATTGATGGTCTAGGAGAGTATCTAGATCATGAACGTGATTTTCTATTCACCTATGCAGGTCTTCGTCAGGTAACTGATAAGTATCTTGTACAGGATAGAAGCACAGGGGAGATATATGAAACTCCTCAGTTCATGTACATGATGATAGCAATTACAATTTTTCAAAACTATTCACAAGAAAATCGTATTACATACATTAAAAAGTATTATGACGCAATCAGCAGACACAAAATCAACATCCCAACACCGATCATGGCGGGAGTCAGAACCCCCATTCGTCAATTTGCAAGTTGTGTTTTGGTTGATATTGATGACACCCTCGATAGTATCTTTAGCAGTGATATGGCTATTGGCAAATATGTCGCTCAAAGGGCAGGCATTGGTATCAACGCAGGTAGGATCAGGGGTATCAACAGTAAAATCAGGGGTGGCGAAGTTCAACACACAGGTGTTGTTCCCTTCCTTAAAAAGTTCGAGGCAACTGTTCGGTGCTGTACTCAAAACGGTATCCGAGGAGGATCAGCTACTGTCCACTTTCCTATCTGGCATCAGGAAATCCAAGACATCCTCGTGCTCAAAAACAACAAAGGAACAGAAGACAACAGGGTAAGAAAACTTGACTACAGTATACAATTAAGTGCATTATTTTACCAAAGATTCATTGACAATGAAAATATCAGTTTATTCAGTCCTCACGATGTTCCTGGTTTATATGATGCTTTTGGCACAGAATCCTTCGATGAACTCTACGAACGATACGAGGGGCAAACAGAGATTCCGAGAACGAATGTCTCTGCCCAAGAACTCTTTTTAAATCTTCTTAAGGAGAGAGCAGAAACAGGTCGTATCTATATCATGAACATTGACCATTGTAATACTCATAGTTCATTTAAAGATACAGTACGTATGAGTAACCTCTGTCAGGAGATTACTCTACCTACTGAACCTATTGATCATATAGATGATGAAATGGGTGAGATAGCATTGTGTATACTATCTGCTATCAATGTAGGTAGGTTAAACAAACTTGATGATCTAGAAGAACTATGTGATTTATCTGTCAGAGGACTAGAAGAGTTAATTGACTATCAAAAGTACCCTGTGGCAGCAGCAGAATCCGCTACAAAGACGAGAAGATCTCTTGGTATAGGTTTCATAGGGTTGGCACATTATTTGGCAAGACAGGGGGTTGCATACGAAGATCCAAATGCATGGCAGTTAGTACATGATTTAACTGAAGCATTCCAATACTACCTACTCAAAGCATCTAATACAATAGCAAAGGAGAAGGGAGCATGTGGTAACTTCTCAAGAACAAAGTATGCTGATGGAATTCTACCAATAGATACATACAAAAAAGATGTAGACGACATCGTACCAAACAACCTCAACTATGATTGGGATTCTTTACGGGATAACATTAAGGAGTTCGGACTTAGGCACTCCACACTGTCAGCACAGATGCCATCAGAGAGCAGTTCCGTTGTGTCAAACGCAACCAATGGAATCGAACCACCAAGAGATTATCTGTCCATTAAGAAGTCAAAGAAAGGACCTCTTAAGCAGATTGTTCCGTCTTATGGGTCTCTGAAAAACAATTACACTCTCTTGTGGGAGATGAAAGGCAACAAAGGATATATAAATGTTGTAGCAGTTATGCAGAAGTTCTTTGACCAAGCAATTTCTGGTAACTGGAGTTATAATCCTGCCGACTATCCAGATAATGATGTACCTGTGAGTGTTATGGCACAAGACCTACTGACAACTTATAAGTATGGTTGGAAGACATCTTACTATCAAAACACCAATGATATGAAGAGTGATGAAATTGAAGAACCAATAAACTTATCACAACCAAAGAGCAACGTAGAATGTTTATTAGCAGAACTAGAAACAGCAGAGGAGGATTGTGAAGCCTGTGCAATCTAATACTTTAAATGGGATGACAGTGTTCAATACTGAACCCCATGACACCAAGAAACAACCTATGTTTTTTGGTAAACCACTCGGTGTACAAAGATATGATGAATACAAGTATCCTATATTTGAACGTCTTACAAAGACACAGTTAGGATACTTTTGGAGACCAGAAGAAGTATCACTACAAAAAGATTTTGGTGACTTCAAAGATTTAAGACCAGAACAGAAGCACATCTTTACTTCTAACTTGAAGTATCAGATCATGCTTGACTCTGTACAAGGTAGAGCACCTAGTATGGCATTCCTACCATACTGTTCTTTACCTGAGTTGGAAGCATGTATGGAATGTTGGTCGTTTATGGAGATGATACATTCAAGATCTTACACATATATAATTAAAAATGTATACCCTGATGTAGGAGAAGTTTTTGATACTATCTTATCTGATCCTAATATATTACAAAGGGCAGCAAGTGTTACAGAATCTTACGATACTTTCATAAACGCTGCACATGAATGGGATACAGGTAACCTATGGAAAGATGACCGTCAAGGTTCTTTCCTTGCTTCTTATGAAATGAAGCATCTTAAACGCTTACTTTATCGTGCAGTAGCCAATGTCAACATCCTCGAAGGTATTAGATTTTATGTCTCGTTCGCTTGCTCGTTTGCATTTGGCGAACTCAAACTTATGGAGGGATCCGCTAAAATTATCTCTCTCATCGCAAGAGACGAAAACCAACATCTTGTTATCACGCAGAACATCCTTAATAAATGGAGCAATGGGGATGACCCAGAGTTTGCAGAAATTGCTAGAGAGGAAGAAGCGAACGTAATTGAAATGTTCAAAAAGTGTGTAAATGAAGAGAAGGCATGGGCAAATTATCTGTTTAATAAAGGAACCATGATAGGTTTGAATGAGAAACTTCTACACAACTACGTTGAATGGATTGCTAACCGTCGTATGAAAGCGATAGGTATCAAACCAATATATGATGTACCTGCTAAGAACAATCCATTACCATGGACTGCCCATTGGATATCATCTAAAGGATTACAAGTAGCACCACAAGAAACAGAGGTAGAAAGTTATGTCGTCGGAGGAATCAAACAAGATGTCAAAAAAGACACCTTCTCAGGATTTAAACTTTGAGAATCCTAGACCAGAAGAGGAAATAGCATGGGACATAGAAGAAATGAAACGTGCAATTCGTGATTCTGCTGATGATTATGACAAATTAGTTGGAGGTTAAATGGCATTCCCATACCGACATTCTATTCCTTTATTATCATGGGATACAAATAAAGTGGAGAGATTCTATCCACCTATTGATCTTCGTACACTAGAAGATAAAATTGAACAACTCAAAAGGAGAAAACAATGGCAATGAATAAGCAAACTAAAATGATGTTTGCACTTGAACACACTGCACATCTTCATGATCTCTTTGAGGACAATGAGTTTGAGAAGTATCTTAAAGATGCAGTGTATACAATTGAGTTTGAATGTGAAAGACAACTAAAACTTGAACTAGATAAAAAGAATCTACCATACCCTTATGAAGATCGAGTTTGAAAAACAATTTGGTAAAGGAACAGACCCTTGGTATGCAAAGGCAGAGAGGTGGGCGAAGAAGCAACGCTTCCCCATCTCATTTTTATTGTTAGGATTTATTGACTATTTGAAAAAGAAGTGGATTGATGTTAAAATACATAATACAATGCAAGACGTTGACCGACAGGCAGACGATCTTCTAAAACAATGGGAGGAACATGACACTCAACGCACCCCACACATCGTGGAGAAAGGAGTACTTGGAGATGAAGGCTGGTCTATCGAAATTACAAATCCAATTGTTGAAAGAGGGTCCTCATCAACTGGCACAGGCATGGTTGCTCCAAGCGATGCACAACGATTACAAGAGGATGAAGGGAATTAAAGAACCTCCTGTTGGTCGTGGATATCAAACTACGTTAAAGGAGTTCTTTAAGAGACATGGATAATGTACCGAACGACTTGTGGCAAGACATGTCAAAACTTAATGCACTTTATGGTGAGATGTGTTGGGGTCACGAAGACATCTTAGAGTTCTCTGCTGACTATGAGAACAATAGAATAATAATAAGAAACAAAACTATGGAAGGGAGGATATGGGATCTTCCTAATGAGTTAGTGTAATGGTAGTATGGGGTGTAGTATGGATGGTATTCATACTGGTAGTAATGGTATCATTATACATCTACTATATACTTCGTATGGCATATAGAGAATGAAAGTCGTAATTACACCTGACAGTGGTGATGAAGATATCATCTCTGAAATGATGACTCTTACACGTAAACTAGGTGGAGAGTTAGAAAGATCCACGTGCATAGATGAGAAATCTGGCATGAAGTGGAAGAAAATAATTATTACATATGATTTAAAAACATGAAGAAAGTTGTTCCTATACTTGGCATCATTGGTGGTGCTACTGCAATATTTTGGTGGGGTCTCCTTGGTTGGGTAGAGTTCACAGGAGTAAAAGATAAATTAGATAAAGAATATCAAGAAGAATTAACACGACAAATTCGTGATGAGATTGCAGTTCAATTACTTGAAACCAAGACAGGTGGAGTAGTACGAGCTAAATAACCATAGTGATAGTGTTATTATGTACGACAATCCATGGTGGTATCAAGATGAGATCTTTAATGAAGAACATATCAATGGTTACTATGGTTTTGTGTATTGTATAACAAACAGTGCAACATCTAAAAAGTATATCGGACGGAAATATTTCTGGAGTTTTAGAAAGAAGAAAGGACATAAAAGAAAATCAAAACAAGAATCTGATTGGAAGAAATATTACGGTTCATGTCCAGAGTTGAAAGAAGATATAAAGAAACTAGGTAAAGAACATTTTAGTAGAGAGATTCTAAGTTTACATACCACCCTAGGTAAGACAAACTATGAAGAGACACGCTTGCTATTTAATAATAATGTATTAACTGAAAGCTTGACAGATGGTACACCTGCATACTATAATTCAAATATATTAGGTCGGTATTATCGAAAAGATTACTTTCAGTATCTATCGTAACATTCAATAAATAACAAGAACAGGATGTACAAACCTCATGATAAACGTCGAGATGGATTAATCATCTTGCTAGAATCTCTCCACAAACCAGATACAAAGTTGCGTGGATGTGCCTATAATCAAGGGTGCTACGAAGAGTTAATGATGTGGAGGGAAGAGTTGATAAAGTATCTTGAAGACCGTCTAAAAGAACTAGATGGTTGACAAACCTGTTAACTTGTAGTAAACTCTATCTGTTACAATACAACTATGTCTAGTACAAAGTTCTATTCAAAGTTCAAAGATGAACTTGCCAAACTCAATGATGCTGTAGAAGGAAACGTATCACTTGATATTGAATATCCCAAACTGTATCAGAAATTAACTAGATTCTATGAAGATCGAGGTCTTCAGTTATACCAAGACCCAGAAGATGATTATAATGTCATCTTAGATCAAGTAGAAGTTGATTTACTTGAGTATTTCGTTTATCCGTAATGTACATTTATGTTTAAAGTTCCATATTATTTCATTCATATAGACAAATGGGCAGATCATAAACGATCTGTCCTTTCCAATCTTAAGGTAAAGAGTCCAGAGAAAGTACCTAAGACCAATGATTCAGTTGTTACTAGTTACTGGGATGAGTTTGATTACAATGAACACATTGAGTTCTTAAATTTAATTCATGGATACATTGCTCCTCATACAAAAGATATGAGAGTAGAAAGAGTCAACAGGTTATGGTGGCAGACAACCTACAAGGGTGACTTCCACACACCACATGACCATGGTATGGATGGATGGTCAGCAGTGTTCTACGCTCAGTTTAATCCTGAGGTTCATAGAGCAACCACATTTTACAGACCATATCCTGCACCTATGGATGTAGTTCCACCTGTATTCAACCCTAAGGTTAAAGAAGGTGACCTCTTCATGTTCCCATCATTCATACTACATGAAGCACCTATAAATACATCCGATGAACCTAGGACTATTATTTCATTTAACTTATCATGATTAAGAAATTATTTGACAAGTATTTTAAACTCATTAAAAGAGTTAACGAAAGGCATTATTGGCCACTGTTTATATTTCTCTCATTATACTTTGTTGTACCATACAGTGAGTTTGTAGTTACAGCACTTATATTTTTTTACTTTCAGTTTGAATCACAGTTTCGTAAAATTGGTTCTCGACTTATAAAACCATTTCCTGAGTGGATGAGAGTAGGTGGTGGTATCATTTTCTTTCTTGTTATGTTAGATGATACAATTGCATACTTAAGTGTTTTAGGAGTTGCTATGTGGAGTAACAGAGAACTTAAGAGACGTGAGAAAGAAGAACTAAAACAACAGAAAGAGGATGAAGCACAAGGTTTACTGTAGTGGAGTTCATAGAATGGTTTGAGGGTGAGTATGACAACTGGGCACAAGCATCTTCAAACCCTACATCATTTGCCCATATCTTTTTAACTCATCAGAGAACTGGTGAGTTTTCTTTTCATTGTGAGCAAAGATATAGTCATGAGAAAGAACCATATAGATCAAAAGATATTGTCATAGTTCCTAAAGGTGATGTTATCTTAGTACAGAATCCTGTTAATGATTTAATCTTTCAGAAGATGGGAAACGTTTATAGAGGAGTCAATAAACCTGGTGTTATGGTAAAGGGTGCTGAACTTGTTAGTAGAGTAGAGTTAGGACCTAATTACTACGTGGTTATTGATGGTGGTATTGATAAAAATGGTAAACAAGTTTGGGGATCTGAGCATGGTCCTTTTATATTTGACAAAAAGGATAAATAAAAGTAAACAACTTGAAGGATGGTATATAAATTACCAAAAGAAGCAATAGCAGATAATGAGTTAGAAGCGAGTCAACTTTCTTCCAACTTAGTTAATTCATTTGTACCTATAGGTGGTATCATAATGTGGTCTGGTACTGTTGCAGAAGCAGAAGCATTAACTAATTGGAGAATCTGTGATGGTCAAAATGGTACACCTGATCTCAGAGATAAGTTTGTATTAGGTGTAGGTAGTAGTGCTGCAGCATCAACAGCAAGCAAAGGTGATACAAATAATAATAACAGTATTACTTTAACTGAGGGACAGATGCCATCTCACAACCATAATATTACTGATAATGGTCACTCTCATACAATTAATAATCACTCTCACTCATTTAGTGCATCAGGAAGTAATACTCATAGTCATGGTCTTCCAAAAGGATCTGGAGGAGCAGATGCAGATA